TCAAATCTCTAAAGAAAGTATGAATGCTTCAGATGTTTGCTTATCCGATATTGTCATCTTTTGATATTCTGATACTGCTTGTTCTATAAATCCACGCTTCTTTAACACCTTGAGTTTGGAAATAAGAGCCGCAACTTTCTCCTCATCAACGGAGGACATTTGTTTATATACATTGAGACAAAAATCTATTGCAGACTGTAAATCCTCAAGGCCCGTTTCTTCCATATAGAATTTACACGCTTCAGGAACGCGGTTTAATCTTATGAACTTGGAGATTATATACTGCATGGAATCATTGGGGTCAAAATCAATATCATCATAGGACACAGCCTGTAGCTGATATTCATCAATTTTTTCTATATCATCAATCGAGCACCCAGTACGATTCTTTAAAAGCTCCTTAGCTTCGTTTATTCTTTCCTCACGCAAAAGCTCTTCCCTCTCCTTTTCCTTCTGCTCTTGGCAAATGCCTTTATACTCTTCCGAGATAGGATTTCTGTGTTGATTCAAAATTCGATTCTTTTCGTAATCAAACTCTTCCTCCGTCAATATTCCTTTCTCTTTATAGTCGTAAATTTTTTCAAGTAAGTCATACAGAAAGTATCTGTCTTGAGTAGTTTTCTCCAATGTAATAGCAGTCCCAGATGCGGAAACCATAAACATGGATTTGCCACCGCCAGAAACTTCGTCAAAATCCACATGTAAACCGACGATTGCATCTGCATGATAACTTTCAGCCTTTCCAGTCAGTTCCTTCATTACTTCATCGTAAATTGTAGTCAATTTACTCTTGTAGCTTCCAGAACGTCCGCCAAATACATCTGTCAAAGAGGCTGCAATATCGGAAAACAGATTTGTACCTATTACAACATTCGCATTGACTACCCCAAGATATTTTCTTATTGTATATCCTTCTATACTATTTGTTGTTGTTACTATCATAAATCTCTATTTTAACCATTTTGCAACACCACCATGATGAGAGCAAGTTCCTCTACGGCTTTTACTAAAACTATATGTTCCATCTCTGCATAAAGCAGTTGCCCCAGGAGGTGCAGAAGAATAATATGTAGGAGACTGAACTCTCTCACCTCTAGAATTAGTATAATATCTTATTTGTCCTGATGAATGATTTTCAGAAGAATAATAAACTTTTTCTTTTGAAAGATACTTCGTTGAAACATATCCAATATACCCATTATAACTAACAGGAATCCATTTGCAATCACAATCCTCATCAATTAGAACTGCAGTACCTCTAGGAATCTGAGTAATAATAGAAGATGTTACATCAGGAGAATCTCTTAAATTTAGGTTTGCCGTTACATATCTTACTACTTCTTGTGCATGAAATGTGCAGAAAAAGAACAATCCCATCAACAAAGTCAATACTCTTCTCATTCCTTTTTGTTTTTTGATTTATCAAGTAAAGTTTGTGCCTTTTCTAGTCTTGTTATATAACTCATGACATCATATTGAACGAAAGCCCATTTCCCATCTTCATACTTAATACTTTCGTTGGTCTCTAATGCTTGCATTACTTGATTATACATAGAATTATCCTCATCAATTACCATATTGGCTCTTCTCTCATTTTCTTTCATGAAGACTTCTATTGCAATTTTTATAACTCGGATTTCATTCTCATAATCTTTTCTTTTTCTGTAAAGGATAGCAAGTCTCTCGTATGGGTGCTTAAGCGGTAATCTGTAAATGATTGATTTCTCATACACATTAATAGCTTCATCAATCATTCCTTCTTTTTCTAAATCAATTCCAATATTAACAAGCCGAGAACTCTTATCAAAATTATCCTCTATATTAGTATCTTTTGTTGTTTCTTGGAACATGTCATCACTCAGGTTTTCTAACCTCTCAGCCAACTCAACTTCATCCTTACAAAGCACGTCATGAAGGTTTGCTCCATTTGCTGGTCCAACAATCCCAGCTTTCTCAAGTAATCCCATTATCCTTCTTGCCCTATTATATCCTATTATAAGTTTACGCTGAAGAAGAGAAGTACTTCCTTGCTGCTGATTCACGACCAAACGAGCCGATTCTTCAAATAATGGATCTAATTTATGTATCACGGAATCCTTTAAAATATTTTCTTCTCTATGAGACTCATTTTCTTTTAGAGTAGAAGTATTTTCAGATACGTATTTCTCTTCTGATATGTTTATAACTTTATCCGGGATTATATGGATAGGTTCTACTTTATCAGCATTATAGTTTAAATTATTAGCTTCCGTTTTACTATCAGGAATAAAAGCACAACAAATTCCAATTAAGGCGAGTATAGGAAACCAAATCCATGAAGCACTTGTAAGTAACGGAATCATTACTGAAGCCAGTAAAAACAGAAATGTCAAAATAAACCTCAACGGATTGCTATTAATTGCTTCATTTTCTTGTTCACGCTTAGAAGAATAATGTTTATCTCTATCATAGTTACTACTACCTCCCGATATTTTAGTCCGAGAATATATACCAGTTCCTGGTATCCCGGTATTCACATAAACTCCTCTCTTACCCACATTCACTGAAGCTCCACGCGGACCAACAGACCAACTTGTCCCTGTTTTGCTTATGTTTAAATGCACTCCAGGAAGAATCTTCACCCTTTTCCTAAAATAAAGTCCCATATTATTTCATTGTGTTCATTCTAATACTCAATTTTACCAAAGCCATAGCTCTCACAGAAGATAATGGAAAATCTTTGGGTTGGTGGTTTTGATTGTAACTTACCAGTTTTATCCAGTCTTCACCTTTTTCTGAATGCTGGACGTATTTTACAGTTAAGTATTCATCTCCATCCAGATCTATTGACACAAGGTACATTTCTCCAAAGAAAATATGACTCATTTCTAAAGGTACCTCCTTATATGCTACGATGTCACCAGATTTAAGTAATGGATACATGGAATCCCCTTTGACATAAACAGCTCCATCGCATTTAGGGATATTTGGAATATTGATTTGTCCAAGGATATTCTGGTCTTTGTTATCGAAGAGGGATTTCAAGTTTGCAGCAGCTTCAACATCATAAAGGGTTATCAATCCATCTTCTTCAGCTTTTTCTATGCTCTTTGGGTGAAATATTTGAGTAACTTCAGGTTGCTGACGCAATGGAGTTCCGCGACCAGTTAAAATATAATCTGGATTAATATCTTCTCTTGCAGAACATACAGCAGATAATAAATCAGATGGGAGAGTTTTTTCTTTTCCACTTTTAGTCTTTCCTTCCTTTAATTGTGAAAGTTTAGATTGAGCAGATTTAACTCCGTATTTCTTTTCAATTTCGTAAGAAGAAATTCCTGCTTTTTCAATACTTTCAAAAAATCTTTCAATAATTCCCATAATTTTAAAGCTTGTATTTGATACTTTAGAATTATAAAGCATCTTTGTACCGTAACAAGTACGAGGTGTTAAAGGAACAAGTTGGTTAAACATTCCTCCGAGGAGGTTTAATATATACACCCATGATAGCTCGTACCTATTGTGGGTGTTTTTACTATGGTTATTGTTCTTTTATGTTTAAAGTTCTGCTATTACTCTTGTTTATACTTATATGCGTGACTGTGATACTTGTTTGGACAAAAGTATTACTCCCATTGCTTGGCATGGATAAGTATTCTATGTTTTCTAAGGATTCAAAGAGTACTAATGATTCTAAAGACTCTAAGACTTCTATGTCGTCTTATGATGATTTAAAGATTTTGTGTATCAAACCTATGCATCATCAAGAACCTCAAGGACCTAGGAATCCTTTTGAAGAGTCGGATAAAATCATCGACCACGCAAAAGAATCATACCTTGAAATTTTGAAGGAAGAGAAGAGCACTGTCAGAGAAAGAGGTAACTTTCTCCAGTCTAATCCTTAGTTTCCCTTTGAATGTATCATCGAACAATCTGTCTCCATAACGTTTTTCAAGCTCTCTTAACTGGTTAATAATATAATCCACATCTTTCTTATTTTTAGTTTTTTCTGTTGTATCAAGCATCATGTAAATAGACTGTCTTATATCGTCAATTTTACTCAATTCGGTTGCTAAATGCAACAAACGCATTTCCATGTACATCATGGTTTTAGCAGTATGAATTACATGATTGTCGCTTATCTCCTTCAATTTTTCATCTATCTCATTTTTAAGCTCCTTTCTCAGGCCAAACATATTAAATGCAAAAAGGACGGAGATAATCGCCACTATTAAAGAAAGCATGGTCATTATAGTATCCAGCAAAGTCCATGTTATAGGTTCATATTTACATAGCCATAGCATTATAGATATAAAACTTGTCACTATTGAGGCTATACCTAATCCTAACGCCCAATTATCTTTCTTCATATAATAATGTATTAAGAAACCTGATAGTTAAATAATGTTATGTACTTTATAATTCTAAAGCTATTTATTTGATACTTTAGAATTATAAAGTACATTTGCATATCGAAACTTAGATACGAAACAAATATAGTAAAAAACAACTAACCCTCACACGATTATGAAAAAGAATTTATTACACGAGATTATGAGTCTTGCATGGCAGTTGGTAAAGAGAAACGGTTTCTCTATGAGTGAAGCGATGAAATGCGCTTGGGCAAACATGAAGCTGAAAGCTGCCATGAAGCAAAGAATCGTAAAGTTCTACTTCAAAAAGGTAGATGGTTCTGTTCGTGAAGCCTACGGCACGCTGAAAGAAAATCTGATACCAGCCACATCTGGTGAAAGCAGAAAGAAGAATGACACTGTTCAGGTGTACTTCGATACTGAGAGACAAGAATACAGATGCTTCAAGAAAGCTAACCTTTTAAACATCGCCGCATGACTATGACACGCCACGAAATCGAAGAAGAACTTGACGGGCTGTACAAAGACCTGAACTTCGCCTACAACGCAGATGAAGAGACTTTATGCAGGGCTTTCAATGCTGACAGCAAGCAAGAATACATCAAAGTACTTACTGAAGAGGTGGACAAATACGAAGCCCTTCTTGAAGAATACAACCTGCCTGAAGATGATGGCATGGACTACATTAACCTTCAGTTATCACAAGGCATGGCAGTTACACGCTGGTAACTCACCTACCCTGCTGACGGACTGAACGGCAACCGATAGCGAGAATCGGGCAGGGTTCTACTTGATTGGTTCTTTGACATGATGGAAATTTAGGCTTACCGTTAAGCCTGACGTGAAACGGACGACTGAGTAGCGATAACGGCTGTGTGAAAAGAGTATGAGTAAAGGGCTGCACTAAGCAAACGCAGCATACGAATCACACAGATAACAAAAAGACACTTATACGATTGCAGGTGGCCGTAGGTCGGCTACAAAGACAATCTTCACTGATTAGACACCAGCATGAACTATATATACCCGTGGCTTACCAGACCTTTGATAAGCAGTAAGGCAACCACCGGAACGCCCACGGGAACGATATTTAATACACACGGTTATGAAAATACTACTTTTTCTCTGTGCATTGTCCGTTCTGGTAATGCACTTCAATCAAGACCTGTCTGCTATGTACTGGATAGGATTTGTCGGGTTTATAATCACTGGTTTTTCAATCGCAAACAGACTGGACAATGAACGAGCTGCAAGAAACAATAAAAAGCATCTGTGATGAATTTGCGGACATCAGTGCCATTCTGACGGCACGCTCACGGGAACTGGACAGACGGGAGCTATTTGATAAGGAGATAGAAACGGAAATAAAAAACATTAAAAAGAATAGACATGAAAACAAATGAGGAATTACAAGGTATGACGCATGATGAACTCGTGGCATACACACAGAATCTGCAACGAGAATCCGAAGAATACAAAAAATCAATGCTGTATTACATGGAAGAAGAGAAAAAGATTGAATCGAAGTTTGACAACTTCAAGAACATGGTTAAGTCATTAGCTGGCTTAGTAGATTAGTTTTTATGGTTTGAAAATGGGTAGATGCCGGGCTATGAAAGTCCGGCATTTTCATTGGCAGATAGTTCAGGCGGTAGAACACCATGTAAGGGTTAGCATGGAAGTCACGGGTTCGAGTCCCGTTCTGCCAGCAAACAATCAAATACTTAAACTATGGTTAGAGAAATTACAGTAGACGAAAACTACCAAACAGTACGTCTTTTTGACGAAATGAAGAAAGGGGACATTTACAAGGTTCCCTATGACAAGAAACGGCACAACGGAATCAAGCTGGAAGCATCACGCCGCAATCGTGACCTTCGCTTGATCGGGACACTTAAAAACAAAATGGACGTGAAATATCGGGTATCAGCAACAGAGTATCCGGGTTTCTCGGCAATTATCTGCTTAAAATAAAATGCTTATGATAAACGAAGATGTATTGAAAATAGTCTTAAACAACAAGTCTTTCGGGAAATACGAAGCAGCTTCGATAGTAGGCGGTCTCAAAAGGCTGAAAGAATTGTGCGAATCCGGAAGGATAAGATACAAGACCAAAGAAGGCGTGCCACACAGCAGATGGGCTTGTAATGCCTGGGACGTGATAAAACATGCAAAATTGATGTATTAAAACCAATTATTATGGAAGAAAAGCCAAATCTATATCAGAAGATACAGCTTGTCTCAAATGAGATAAAAAATATCGAAAAGAACCTGACCGTAGGCAAAGGTAATTATGCCTACAAGGCAGTACAGGACATTGATGTCACCTTGGAAGTGAAAGAAGCCGAGTCCAAGCATGGCCTTGTCAGTATTCCCATTAAGCAGGAACTTGTTAAATCGGAAATAATTAGAGTTGTCAAAGAAGGTGGAGGGGAATCCATCAACTATATGGACATCATAAAAATGACCCTACGCATTATCAATCTGGACAACACATCAGAATACATAGACGTGGAAAGTTTTGGGCGTGGACTTGACCCAGGCGACAAGGGATTTGGAAAGGCTTCTACTTATGCCAGAAAATACGCTTTACTTAATGCCTATAAGATTGCTACAGGTGAAGACCCTGATGAAAACAAATCCAAAGTGCAAACCCCTGCTACAGTAGATGAAGTGAAAAATATTGTCGTTGATTACATGATGACCGACAATCAGTTTGCGCAGAACATACTGTCTTATTTCAATGTAGGAAGTGCTGATGACATGACAAGCGAACAGCTTAAAATGGCATATAACAACCTCAAGAAGAAAGGAAAGATATGACAGAAACCATGTACATAGGAAGCGGTGACGTTCATGCCTTGATGAGTGGTAAGAATACGAAATCACATATCGCCCTCATGCAGCGTTTCGTCAGCGGGATAAAGCCTTATTACAATGCTTTTGCCAGCCCTATAGATGCTTTACGTACGGGAGCCATTCTTGAGAACAGGTATCTTCTCACTTTGCCTGACAACTACTTTACTCAGTATGTTGTCAGGTCAGATGAAATGAACGTGTTCAAGTGCAGCCTGGACTTTGCTTGTATCGATAAAGGAAAGTTAACTGATTTTGATGAATTAAAGACTCTTTATCTTTCAGATTACCTTGATTTTATTGAGCCTATCAAGCATGACAACAAAGCTTTAATCGAATACGTCAAGAAGAAGCATAAAGCTTATTATTATCAGGTTCAGGAACAACTCTTTTGCACTCATCTTAAAAGCTGTAACCTTGTTTTTCTGTCTGTAACAACCTACGACGACGAAGCCAACTGGCATCGTAATATCCTTCCCAATGAGTATTGTAAAATCCGTATCACTCGTGACGAACAGGCAATTGCAGAAATAAAACGACGTGGACAGATTTTCCAACAGATAAAAGATTTTTATTCAAACTAATATGGCAAATCAAATAACTGGACGGCTGGTCTATATTGGCCAGCCCCAAGAAATCCCATCCAAAAGCGGTGGCAACCCGTTTGTGAAACGTGAATTTATTCTTGATGCCACAACCTATGACCCCTATACAGGTGAACGAAGCCAGTACGAGAACATTCTACCTCTTGAAGTAAGTGGTGACAAATGTGCCGAACTTGACCAGTTCAGAACCGGTGATGTAATAACGGTTTCCTTTTCCCTCCAAGGTCGGGAATGGACAAATCAGGACGGACAACTAAAACGTATGGTGTCCATCCGCTGCTATAAACTGGAAGGCCGTCAGCCAATGCACCAGCCAGCATCCGTGCCAGCACAGCAACCGTCACCGACACAAACGCCAACCATGGCACAGGCGTTTCCACCTGATGTAGATGCGAATGGAAATCCCAAAGATGACTTACCGTTCTAGCCTATGAGCATATTCAATCTGAAGAATGAATACGATATACCCAAGTTCAAGGCTTATGTAAACAAACTGTTCCAGGAGCGGGCGGTTGTGGAAGTGAGAAAGAAGCTGCCCAACCGCACGCTCGCCCAGAACAGATACTTCTATTTGCTTCTAAATTGGTTCGCAAGTGAAACAGGTTATAGTGTAGAGGAAGTTAAAATCGATATTTTCAAGAGGTTATGTAATAGGGATATATTCGAGAAAGAAAAGACGAACAAAAAAGGAAAGATTATAAAAACTTTGAGAAGCTCGTCTGAACTGAGTACGGGAGAAATGACTCTCGCTATTGAAAGATTTCGGAATTATTCTAGTGCTAAAGCAGGAATATATTTACCAAGTCCTAACGAGAATGAGTTTCTATTACATATTCAACAAGAGATAGAAAAAGATAAAGAATTTCTAAGCTATGGGGATGGGTGAGAATTGGAAAGATATATCCGGATATGAAGGTTTATATCAAGTATCAGATATGGGACGGGTTAAATCTATATGCAGTCATGTAAGGCTTCAAAATGGCGAGTTAATGAAAAAGAAACCACATATTTTGAAACCACAAAACAGATGTGGATATAGATGCGTAAATCTATTCAAAGATGGAAGTATTCATACAGTAAACATTCATCGTTTAGTGGCTGAATCTTTCTTGCCTAATCCTCATAATTATCCAGTTGTAAATCATAAAGATGAAAACAAAACAAACAACAATGTAGGAAATCTTGAATGGTGTAGCCATGCTTACAATCTTAATTACGGTACAGCTAAAAGACGTAGAGCTATATCGCAAGGAAAGGTGGTTCTTCAATTGGATAAAAATGGAGTTTTGATAAAACGCCATTTAACATTGATGGATGCTTATAGAGATACTGGTGTAGATTACCGAAATATTTCACTTTGCTGTTATCATAAAAGAAAAACTGCTGGTGGATATTGTTGGAAGTTTGAATAATAAATTAAATCGAACGTAACAAAGAGTTTATTTGACTATGGACAAATTTTTAGGACAAGACATCCCTGAACAGGAACGATGGCAGTTCCTTCAGGACAACGCCGATGCGGTAGAGAAAATCGGATATACTCACCGATTCACCCCCGAAGAACTGGCTCAGAAGAAAGAGACTTTGGCCGAGGTATCAATCACCATCAACGATGTTGAGTTGGAGAAGAAAGAGGCTATGGAAAGCTTCAAAGAACGATTGAAGCCTTTGAATGAAGAAAAGCAGGAACTTTTGGACCACATCAAAAGAGGTTCGGAGTTCGTCGAGAATGAAGAATGTGCAAAATTCCTATACCATAAAGAAAAGATGGTAGGATTCTACAACAAGTTAGGTGAACTGGTTTATAGCCGCCCAATCATGCCACAAGAAATGCAGAAGACAGTATTTAGTATTAACCGTAAAACTGGAACAGAATCATGAGTGAAAACAAAATCAATTTGGTAGTACCGAAAGAGTACAATGGTACCCCCATCGAAGTAGTATTGAGAGAAGGTAAAGCATCCGTAGCCCTTGACCCGAAAGAACCGGAGAGAGTAGTTATCAATGGAACGATAGAAGCACCCTTCAGATGGCTGGAAAAGCGTGTCGAACTGATTAATCAGAAATCGGCCAATATCATTGTGAACCGTGATAAGATGTGTCTGGCTTTGACTATTGATGAAACCAATTATTACCAGACAGTAATTAGTGGAGTTTTACAGGCTTCAAAGGAAATGCAGGAGTTCGGTATCAATGCGGAAAGGAAATGGGAACCTATCAAATTGTCCCAGTTCTTCAAGATGCACCGTGCCTTCTTCAAGGATAAGTCTGAGAACATGATGCCGGTTTCTACTTTGAAGAATTTCAAGGCGAAAGTAAACCAGGATATAGAACGTAGTAAAGAGGAAAACGGAAACAAGACGGATAACTATTCTCAAGTGGTTGATTCCAATCTGCCAAAATCGTTCAAACTGAATATCCCTCTTTTCAAAGGTTTTGCCTGTGAAGAAATCGAAGTTGAAATCTACGCCGATGTGGACGGACGGGAAGTTTCCCTTTCTTTGGTTTCTGCCGGTGCGAATGAGGCCATTGAAGAATACAAGAATAAGGTGATTGACAAACAGGTTGAAGCAATCAAAGGTGTTGCACCTGACATCGTAATCATTGAGGTGTAACAATGAGAAAGCAAATTTATTTAATTCTGTTTCTGGTAGTCGGAGTATCTATCGGAAACAGAATATTCAATCACCTCAACGCTTGGCTGGGCGTGGTAATAATATCAGCCACAGTGATTTATTTCGTTTATAAACTAATTAAAAATTTGAAGAATGAAAAGATTGATTAATCTAATGTTGGTCTGTATGACCTTAGTGGTATTTGCTTCATGCGAAAGAGTAGCCCCTAATTATGCCGGTGTTCTAATGGAAAACTATGGGAAGCAAGGAAAAGAGGATTTTAAGGTAGTGTCCGGTAAAGTTTCCACTTGGGAATGGGGCACTGAATTGTTTCAAGTTCCATTGTTTGACCAAAGAGGGGAATTTGCTGAACCTGTCACATTGAAGGCTGCTGATAACACTGAATTTAACGCACGTCCTACTTATTCTTATAAAGTTATCAAGAATAGAGCTATAGATGTTGTATTCGATAACAAACATATAGATAAAGCTGATACAGAATCAGGAAAAGACGGGTTTATGCAAAGCCTTGAAGATAATATACTTGAACCTCGTATTTATGATTTAATCAAAGAAGAAAGCCGTAAGCACAAGACAGACAGTTTAATGGCTGACGGTGGTTCTCTTCTTTTTGAAAAGCGGTTGGAGCAGATTGTGGATAAAGAATTTGAGAAAAGAGGGCTTCAATTGCTGACTTTTTCTGCACAGCTTGAATTTTCAAAGGCTGTGCGTGAGAAGATTGATAGTCGTAATGAGGTGAATACCAATATATCTGTATTAGACCAGCAGATTGCAGAGCAGAAGAAACGCAACGAATTGGAGCAATTAAAAACAGAACAGGCTATCATTCAATCACGTGGGTTGACTAAAGAAATACTCTATAAGCAATTCATAGATAAATGGGATGGCCGTACACCACTTTATGGAATTGCCCCTGAGTTTTTAAAAATAACGAAATAGCATGAATAAACGCCCGGAAAGACGGGCATACGGGCGCAAGCACAGGACGTGCTTTAGTATGGAGTAATTGCGCAATATCTCCATACACTTGTCCCATTGAATTAGCTAATATATGAGCAAGTAAAACCGTGATGGTTGGGCGGGTTCGATTCCCGTTGCGTCCACAACCAATAATGGAATTATTATGAAAGAAGAACGGAAATTAACATTTGGGAAATACAAAGGACAAGAGATAAAGTATATCATACTTACTCATATTGGTTATATCATGTGGTGCTTTGAGAATATCAACTGGTTTAAGCTGACAGATCAAGAACAGGCTTTATATGATGCGATAGCCATAATGATTAAGAAGGAACGCTTGCCAATGACTTTTCCGGTTGAAATGATGTATAAGCATATAAAAGACAGAGAGTCATATGAAAAGTTAAATACTCCATTTACATTCAATTATGGATATATATCTTTAAGAATGTCTGAAAAGGATAATCCAATATTCAACAGTATTGAAAAATACATTACACACAAAATACGCAGAAATAGTACGAAAGAATGTTCGTCATTCGAAAGTCTTTCAGGAGATTTGACTGGTCTTTCACATAGCATGAATAAAGAAATAGAAAAAGCTCGGCTTAATGGTGAGAGTGATGAAGAAATATATGGTTATTGGGGTAGTATGAATGATTATAAGGCTTTATAAATATGTATTACATCAAGAAACCTAAAAAGAAGAAAGAAAAGCCTTTGCCGTTATTCGATAAGGCAGGTATCAAGATTAAAAAGAAGCCGGATTTAGTGGCCAAACTCGACAAAGTTTTCAGCCGCTATATCCGGCTTCGTGATTGTATGCCGAACGGGTATTTCCGTTGTATCTCATGCGCCCAGATAAAGCCATACGAACAGGCAGATTGCGGACACTTCCATTCGCGCCGCCACATGGCTACACGCTTTGACGAGGACAATGCCCACGCAGAGTGCCGGGCGTGCAACCGTTTCAGCGCAGACCATCTGATACATTACGAGAAAAACTTGAAATCAAAAATCGGTCAGCAACGCTTCGACAAGCTGGCATGGAGAGCAAGCCAGGCGAAGAAATGGACTGATTTTGAATTAATAGAACTCACCAAGTATTACAAGGCTTTGGGAGACAAACTGAGTAAGGAGAAAGGATTATGAGTTATGTTTTACGGGATTACCAGCAGAAGGCCAGTAATGCTGCAGTCAGCTTCTTTGCTAACAGGGCCAAGAAGAACAATGCCATCATGGTACTGCCTACCGGAGCCGGCAAGAGTCTTGTGATAGCCGACATCGCCAGCCGTCTTGAAGGGCACACGCTAGTATTTCAGCCCAGTAAGGAGATACTAGAACAGAACTATCTGAAGCTCTGTTCGTATGGTGTTCTGGATTGTTCCATCTACTCTGCCTCATTCGGGCGAAAGGAGATTTCAAGAATAACTTTCGCCACTATCGGAAGCGTAGTCAACCATCCGGAACTTTTCCAGCATTTTCAGAATATCATCATCGACGAGTGCCATCTGGTTAACCCGAAAGACGGAATGTACAAGAGATTTCTTTCGATGCTGAAATGTAAAGTTCTTGGATTGACGGCTACGCCTTACCGGCTTTCATCAAGCAGGGATTTCGGCAGTATGTTGAAGTTCATCACACGCACACGCCCGTGCGTGTTCTCTGAGGTAATCTATCAGGTTCAAATCTCTACTCTATTGGATATGGGGTATCTTTCGAAGCTGAACTATTATCCGATGAATCCTTTGGGATGGAACGAACTTAACCTGAAGGTGAACACTACCGGAGCCGACTACACGGACAAGTCTGTAGTGAAAGAGTATGAGCGTATCGACTTCTACGGGTTTCTGGTGAGCATCGTCCAAAGGCTTATGAATCCCAAGAGCGGTGTAAAACGAAAAGGTATATTGGTTTTCACCCGTTTCTTGAAAGAAGCAGAACGTCTCACCTGGTCCATTCCCGGAACAGCCATCGTTTCAGGAGAAACACCGAAAAAAGAACGCGAACATATCCTTGAAGCGTTCAAGGCCGGAGAGATACCCGTTGTAGCCAACGTAGGTGTACTTACTACCGGATTTGACTATCCTGAACTGGATACGATTGTCATGGCCCGTCCGACAATGTCACTGGCTCTTTGGTATCAGATAGTCGGTCGTGCCATCCGTCCGCATCCTAACAAGGAGGCTGGCTGGATCGTTGACCTTTGCGGGAATCTGAAACGATTTGGCGAAGTCAAGGATTTACGCCTGGTGGATAGCGGAAACGGTAAATGGGCCGTGTACTCCAATAGCAGACAGTTGACTAACGTAAGATTCTAAGATTATGGAAGGATATATAAAACTAAGCCGCAAGTTCTTCTCGAATGATATGTGGAATGAAGCCCGGACTTTTAGCAGTTGCGAAGCGTGGCTTGACTTGATTCAGTCAGCACGATTTGAGGCAACGCCCCGTATGGAGAGTATCGGAGGTCGAGAAGTCTCTTATACAAGAGGACAATATCCTGCATCCATAAGATTCTTATCAAAGCGTTGGAAATGGTCTGAGAGGAAAGTACGGACGTTTCTTGCCTTTCTGAGAAGAGAGAACATGATAACTCTTTCCAAAGAACAAGGAATGAATGTAATAACCTTGGTAAAGTACAATGAGTATAATGGCTCAGAGTCTGACACAGTAAGTGACACAAGCAATGACACAATGAGTGACATAAATATCATTCAGGAAATCAATAATTTACGGATGCAAGTGACACAGCTAATGACACAAGTGGCGACACAGCAGGTGACACACCCTGCCAAAGAGCCAGAAAAGCGACACACGGGTGACACAAAGCAAATAAAGGAGAAGAATATTATTAAAGAAACTACTACTAACGTAGTAGCAAAGAAAGACGCGGCTAAAGCCGCTACTCTCTCTAGGAAAGAATCCTTCTACCAGTCGTTAGTCCCTTATGTCAGTCAGTACCCGAAAGAAATGATTCGGGCTTTCTTCGATTACTGGAGCGAGCTTAACAAGTCAGAAACCAAGATGCGCTATGAACTGGAAAAGACCTGGGAGCTTCCAAGACGGCTGGCGACCTGGGCCAGTCGTGAGAAAGTGCCTTCAAAAACAGATGTAGGCATAGTTCTGAAGGATAATTCACCGGGAAAATACAAGAAAGGCTGGTAAACATGGAACAGATAAATTTTCAACAGACAATCGAACGGCTCAAAGATACGGGTTTCTCCCCTATTCCTAACGTCGTAAAGATAACCGTTCCGGATGCCAAAAGAGTTCTCTGGGCCGGTATCAGGTACTTCACTGGAGAAAATGCCAGATGGCTTCCTGAGTACGAAGAAGTGGCAGGCTGGCTGGCCGGCAATGAAGGTCGCGGACTTCTGTGTTTCGGCAACTGCGGACGCGGAAAGACCCTTATCTGCGGAAAGATTCTTCCTTTGGTTCTTAACCATTACTGCCGCAAGGTGGTAAGCTGCTACGATGCACAGCAGATGAACGCTGATTTGGACGCCGTGAAGCAAAAACACATCATCTACGTTGACGATATAGGGACAGAGAATCTTAGCGTCAAATACGGCGAAAAAAGGCTTGCATTCGCTGAACTGGCAGACGAAGCAGAGAAGAAAGGAAAGCTTCTTATCCTGACCACCAACCTAACGATAGACGAGCTGAGAGAGAAATATGGGGAAAGAACCATTGACCGGCTGAGGGCGATAACGAAAACCGTCCTCTTCAGCGGTGAAAGCCTGAGAAAATGATATGAAAATCACAATTAACTGGGTAACTCGTGACTGGAACCTGATCAGGAGGTTACGTGAGAAATACCGTCTTCCACAATACATGAACGTGAACGGACTCACAGAAGCAGAGGTTGACGAAGAGACATTAAGCAATCTCCGCAAGGGTGAGCCAAAGTATTTAATCATCAGAAAAGTAGAGAAATGACAAGACAAGAATCAGAAAGAAAGCTCAATGAACTGAGAAAGAAGTATATCGCCTTGATTTCATCCATGAACTTTGCCAAAGCACAGAAAATCAAGAACAAGATTGACTCCCTTGAAAGAGAGGTGGAACCGCATTCCTTGGGAGAACTTCTTCAGGACTATACCCCGGAGTTCAAGGTAGAAATGCTTCGCAAGATGCACAAGCTGTTCATCTATTCAGACTTACTTGAGGGTGCGGCACTGGAGTTCCAGTCTGAACTTGAATCAAACGGAATAGATGCTCAGGTAGTTTTTCAGGTGAAACGCGTACTGAAAGAACTGAGAAGCATAGTACGAATACCCGATGAAGAGAAAAACGCTTCATTGTCTGACAACTTTGCCGGGATGTGTGATGAAGCCGGACTTGTAGTGAGTAACATAATCAACAAATATCTTGCAAAATGATAACGGAAAATGACCCAATACTTCCACATAAAGTGGATTTGGAGAAGAACCCTTCTGGAACTGAACTGAAAATCGCCCAGCATCGGGAACTGGAGAAACATGGAAAGTATGTGGCTATCCCAGGCGACAAGACACGGACGCGAATTTTCGTCCGCAACGGTGAGGATGCGGAGAAGAAGATAGCCGCTTACTTGGAGAGAATCAACAATCGACCTCAAAGATGGAACTGATATGATAAAATTACTCTATATTGACCTTTTCTGCGGTGCTGGGGGAACCAGTACCGGAGTAGAAAACGCACGCTACGAAGATGAACAATGTGCGAAAGTTGTCGCTTGTGTAAACCACGATGCAAACGCCATCGCCAGCCATGCGGCAAATCACCCGGATGCGCTCCACTTCACGGAGGACATCAGAACTTTGGAACTATCTCCTTTGGTGGCCCATGTAGAACGAATGAAGAAGATTTATCCGGATGCACTGGTTGTATTATGGGCCAGCCTTGAATGTACGAACTTCAGTAAAGCCAAGGGCGGCCAGCCACGGGACGCCGATAGTAGGACGCTGGCTGAGCATCTTTTCCGATATATCGAGGCTATTGTTCCAGACTACATACAGATAGAGAATGTTGAGGAGTTCATGTCATGGGGCGATATGGATGAAAAAGGGCACCCCATCAGCAAGGATAAAGGGCGATGCTATGAGAAGTGGAAACGCAACGTCAGGAAATATGGTTACGATTTTGACTGGCGCATTCTTAACGCTGCCGATTATGGGGCATACACCACTCGCAAGCGGTTCTTCGGTATCTTCGCCAAGCGTGGACTTCCGATTGTATTTCCAGAACCTACTCACTGTAAGTATGGGAAAAACGATATGTTTGGACGATTGGAAAAGTGGAAGCCGGTCAAGGAAGTGCTGAACTTTTCAGATGAAGGAGAAAGTATCTTTTGCCGGAAGAAGCCGCTGGCCGAGAAAACCCTTGAACGCATCTATGCCGGACTGATTAAGTTTGTAGCTGGAGGTAAGGAGGCTTTTATTGTAAAGTATAACTCTATGAGTCGGACGGGGAAATACCAGGCACCAAGCGTTGACGAGCCATGCCCGGTTGTGGCAACACAAGGACGGTTGGCTTTAGCTAAGGTAAACTTTCTTTCCAAGCAATTCAGCGGCCATCCAGATAGCAAGAACATATCTGTGGAAGGACCTTCCGGAACTATCACCTGTAAAGACCACCACGCTTTCGTCTCAGCCTATTACGGGAATGGTCATAACCATTCTGTAGAACTTCCAGCTCCGACAGTTACGACTAAAGACAGGTTGGCATTGGTAAATTCTGTTTTCATAGACAACCAATACGGTACCGGAAAACCGACATCTATTGAGCTGCCAGTTGGTACAGTAACCACGGTGCCGAAGTTCAATATGGTAAGCTGCAAACCGTGGATAATGAACACAGCTTTCTCAAATGTAGGAAGCAGCATAGAACAGCCGTCACAAACAATCACGGCCAACCGTAAATGGCATTACCTTATGAATCCGCAGTTTGCCAGTGCCGGAGGTTCTGTGAACAATCCTTGTTTTACACTGATAGCACGGATGGACAAGATGCCTCCCTATCTGGTAGAGGTTGAAGGAGGTATCGGCATACAAGTTACATCTGATGACAGTCCGATGACAATCAAGATTAAGGAGTTTATGGCTTTGTATGGTATCATCGACATCAAGATGCGTATGCTACGGATAGCAGAACTGAAAAAGATAATGGGATTCCCGGAAGACTATGTACTGATTGGGCCACAGTCAGACCAGAAGAAGTTCATCGGCAACGCCGTGGAGGTGAATATGGCCCGTGTGCTTTGTGAAGCTATCTGTAAGGAGATTATAAGAAAAAGAAAGGTTGCGTGATATGGGTGAACTGAAAGTGTATTATGGGTGGGCCAGAATAGGAAATGTCCGTAAAAAGCGTGCTTTGTCCGTTGTGTTCGAGAATGATAGAATGGGTTGCAGAAGTGACAGAGGACAAAGATGCCTGAGAACAATTCAAGACACTGTATTTGAGCGGTGCCAGACTAATGAAGAAGAAAAGGAAGGTAAACAGCAAAACCGGATATTCACTGAATACAGCTTATTCTTCGACGAGAAACCTATCAATGGAAGCCTTGAAAGATGCTTGCTAGTTAACAGTGATGCCGACAAGAACAATGTTTCTAAGGACATGAGTGAAAGAATCTCAGAGGCGCTTAGAAATGCTTTCCTTTTTTCAAATCCTGAGTATAAAGAACCTTACTCACAACTTGAATTGAAATTTGAATGATATGGGAAAGCAGGAAAGTATGGATGACTGGTTCCAGATGGCTAAGGATTTGGCCAAAGCTGAAAGGGAACTGAAGATTGAGCAATGGGTTGAAGTAACTATTTACTACGGATATGCAGAAAAACAAGTAAGCTTATATCACTACAATCTTCCCCGTGAGATGTATTTCCGGTACCAATGGGTAATCAGATGGAGGATGGCGAAATTACAGTGCCAATACCCCAAACAGATTGTATCTACAAGCCTGTACTTCTACGACAAGCGTTCAGGAGAGTCGCTTGAAGTGAGTTCTTGCCTGTCTAAGCTGATTTCGGCCAAAGCCCAGATAACAAAAGCAGAACGCAAGATGAATGAGTACATCGAGCACAACCGTCAGAACAACATGTTCTTTGATGAGAACACGGATGAGGAGCTTGTTAAGTTCCGGGAGAAGTTTGAGCGCAAGAAAATCGAGTGTGCTGAGTGTGAGAAACGGTTGGAATTATTAGTTGAAAGAAGGAGAAATAATCAATGAAAGAAACTCAACTGTCCTTAAACTTGGATTATGGAATTAGTAAAGAACAGGCTTGCATCCTTTGCCATCTTTCATCCGGATGTGAAGGGTGCTGTGTGAAATGCAAGGCTGAAGGAAAGAACGGAACTTGTTACGGACAAATCTGCTCGATACCATCAAGAGACCATGACGGACAAAGGTGGAACGCATGGATGCACATTGTTTCTACTTCGCTTCCGGAACTCAAACGATTTATACCAGTGAAATACAGAAAACATTTAAAAACAAAAAAGTGATATGGCAAACATTGTCAAATTAACCGGATGCAAGGAGGTTTCGCATGATATATATGCTTACTTCACTTGTGATGCTGAAAAAGCATTGAAAGCTTTGGAACTTGAGATACCGTGTACTGGAGCAAATAGCACTGGAGCATACAACATTTACTTTAATGATGTGGGAGAAATTATCTGTGAGTACATGACGTTCTGCGTTACACGTGAGTTTAAGAAGGTTTCATCCATACAGGATGCTGTTGAATGGATGGATAAGAAAATGAATGGAAATGAGTAAAACAAAACTATATTACCTGTTCCTGGCAGTCATGTGGTGGCTGCTGGGATAGGTGGAAAGGAGGAGCTATGAAACAAGTAAAAGTGAAAATTGAAACAACTGTTGAAACCATGTTAGGCGATAAGCCTGTTAATGAAGTTCTTGGTGATATTGCAGATATATGTCACACATCATTGGAATACTCAACATCAAAAAATGAAGGGTGTGAGACACTCTATGAGGACCAAGAATATGAAGATTACAGAAATGACATGGAGGACAGGGTGTCTGTTCTTGAAGGAGCACTTTTTCGCATATTGGATTTACTGGAGGATTAA